TGTACGTCGACAGCAAAGCCCCTCGACTTGGATCGTGAGACCCCACCGCCTTGGCGATCGCCTCTTGTGCGATATCCTCCGCCTGATCTGGCGCACTACCACGCGCTATCAAATATGCCACGGTCGCCTGGCGAGCCTCGGTTATCTTAGAGCTGTCCATACAGCCCCGCTCTCACGGTTATGTTACCCATACCGTCCTCCCTGTTCATGTGTTAGACGCTTATACGTCTGGTATCCTTGGAAGTTTTTTTGATTTTCCCATGGCGCGCCCGATCGAGATCAGGCACGCGAGCGAAGATCAAACGAAACTATATTGTGCTGGCAGTCCCGCTGCCGTGATAATTTTCCACACGTCGTCAAATGTAACTGAAATTTCGGTATCGCCCCGGCCACGGTATTTGGACTTACCTGGTTTCCCATGCCGGCGCGATGGGATCATCTCCCATGACCAGTGCGCTTGCCCGTATGGTTCCGTTTCCATTGTGTTGGAATCGTACCGATCGCCACAGATCACAATATTCAGTCTCAGTGTAACTGGACCAGTGCCGCAATTCACGATCGCTTGGTACGATCGCACGTATTCGCGATGATGATGGTCTCCTGGGTCTAATAATGTTTTCACATCATAGAGCGCAAACTTTTCTCTCATAGTGCCTCCCTGTTTTCGTAGGTTAGACTCCAGTCCCTTTGGGAACCTTGGAAGTTTTTTTGTTTTTTTTCACTGCGTGATTGTGTCAAACAAGAATGGAATCGCGCCAATGATCGCGCAGAGGACCAAGTCTTGTGATAGGTGCTGATGTGATGTGTGCAGTACAAACAAGATCAGCGCCCATGCTAGAGCACTCTGCACAATGAAGTGCGCAAGTCTGAAGAATGTGTTTGTCATCATGTCCTCCCGTGTTGTTCGTAGGTTAAACGCTCCGGGCTTAGGTTTCCTTGGTATTTTTTTTGGAAATCGTGCAAGTACCTGAAAGCATAGGGGAAAAAAGAGCTTGAATGAGCGTATCGGGCTCATGTATAGTAAGGGGAGGAAGGGAGGGTAGTGCCCTTGGGGGCTGGTCCCCCCAAGTCCCCTTGTACTGAACAGGGGATCAGTAGGGATCAGGGGTACTGATCGGGTGTTCAGGTAGGGTAGGGCATGGTAGCCCAGTGCATGCTAGGGCAGAGCAGTGCAGCCCAGTGCAGTGCAGTGCATGCTAGTGCAACGTATGGTCACGTAAGGTGTTGCAATGTGATGTTCCCCAACGTGCGTTAGCCTAGGTCAACGTATGGTGGGGTATGTATGTTGTGTTGTGATGCAATGTATGGTCATGTGACGTACGTATATGGTCACTGTGTATGCTCGGTGTCCGAGGGGTGTACCCCCACCCCCCAGGCCCCTTTAGATCGGTCCCCGGTTTTCGGGTGCCCCCAGTTCATTAGGCCCCCAAACCAGTAAGCACAAGCGGCTGATTGAACTAGTAATGCTAAGGTGGTACAAGAGTTGTATGGAGGTAGTCGAGATGTTGTTGACTGCGGAGATCTCGAACCGTTTGGTTGACTTAGTTCGTCGTGGCAACTTTCTAGAGGTGGCGTGCAAGGCGTGTGGCGTCACCCCGTCGCAGCTTCACAAGTGGCTGGAGCGCGGTCACTCAGGAGAGCAGCCATACCGTGAGCTCGGATTGCGTCTCAGTGCAGCTCAGGCGGAGGCAGAGATAGTTTTAGTAGAGAGCTTGAACGAGGCAGCCAGCCGCGATTGGAAGGCAGCAGCGTGGAAGCTAGAGCGAAAGTACCCAGACCGTTATGGTCCGCGTCTTGAGGCGCGCATAGAATCACAGGTGACAGATGAGCGAATCGCAGTCCTTAACGCCGGGGAAGCCCGAAAGCGACTCAAGCTCCTCCAAGGGGGGCCGTCCCTCACGGAGGAAAGGGGGCAAGCCACCGAGGAAACGTGAGCCTTTGGAAGAGGTCAGCGGCATTCACATTCGCAAAGAGGGAAGTTGTTATTCTATAATATATACCAAGAGTCCTCTGGTCGAGGTGGAGCGACATAAGGTAAAAGTGGACAGGCCCGATCCCTTGTGGATAGTGCTCCCTCGCATAATGAATACACTAGAAAAAATAGGAAGTAGCAATGACATCGACTTCAGCTAAGAAAAAGGCCCCTGCCAAGAAAAAAACTGCAGCCAAAAAGGCGCCCTCGAAGAAGGTGGTGGTGCCTGACTATCACGCGACGGCTCACAACCTGGTTCGCGAGCTCGGCTTCAGCAACAGCCCCCACCCTGATCACGTGTCGGAGATCGCCGCCCTGTTGAGCACTGCGTTCAGCGACGGCCTCAAGGCGGGCAAGGGCTGACATGTCTTGGCCGGTGGTGGTGCTAGTGTTGGGCGCGCTTGCTATTGGCGTGTCTCGCGACGTCCTAGTGCGGTTTATTAGAGGCAAGGAGAACTCTGAGCTCTCTGAAAAGCTAGAGGCTCTTGAGAGTCATCTTCGCAAGTTTGATGATGAGTTGAACCGCATAGACGCCACCGTCCGAGATCAAAACACGCGGCTTACGCTGTCGCGTCGGCGAACCGGCTGATGGCGTTATCGGAGGAGCAGCAGCTCAAGGCTCGTTTGTGGGAGCTTGGGGACTTGTCGTACTTGCTTCATGATGGGCAGGACTACATACGTACAAAGTATCACGAGACGAAGGGTCGTCGTTTTGTAGTGAACTGCTCTCGTCGTTACGGCAAGAGTTACCTGGCGTGTGTGCTGGCGTTGGAGCATGCGCTCAAGCATGCCAATAGCCAGATACGGATTGCTGCGCCGACGGCCAAGATGGTTCGTTCGATTATTGAACCGCACATGCGTAATATTTTGCTGGATGCGCCTAGAACGGTAAAGCCAAAACATTTAAAAAATATGGGGAACTGGACGTTCCCGAATGGCTCGCAGATTCACGTGGCTGGTTGCGATGCGGGCAACGCCGAGCGTCATCGTGGTACAGAAATGCATCTGGGTATCATTGAGGAGGCTGGTTTCGTAGATGACCTAGAGTATGTGTGCCAGGATATCTTTTTGCCTCAGACGATTACGACTGATGGACGGATCGTAATGCTTTCAACGCCGCCTCGTACGCCAGCGCATCCGTTTGCGATGTATTGCGCGCAGGCAGAGGCCCGTGGCAACTACGTTCATCGTACGATCTTCGACGCGCCGCACATAAATGACCGCCAGCGCGAGGAATATTGCGCCGAATCGGGCGGAAAGCATAGCACAACGTGGCGCCGTGAGTACATGGCGGAGTTTGTTGTAGACGAAACGCGGGCAATTGTGCCGGAGTTTTCGGAAAACGAGAAGCATATTGTGGGAACGGTGGAGCGGCCAGACCACTTTGAGACGTATACGGCTGCAGATCTAGGATTCAAGGACTTAACCTTCGTAGTTTTTGCGTATTACCACTTTCCCAACGACATGATGGTGATTGAGGACGAGCTGGTGCTGGAACGGAGCAACAGCGGCGTTATTGCTAGCCAGATTAAAGAAAAAGAGCGCGCATTGTACGGCGATCAAGAGCCTGCAATGCGGGTGATTGACGCAGATCGAATCGTACTGTCCGATCTTTCCAGCATTCACAAGATGCGACTTACGCCTGCGCGCAGAGACGACAGAGATGCCGCGATCAACGCCCTGCGATTGGCGGTAACGGGGAAGAAGATTTTAATTCACCCTCGATGCACAGCGCTTCGCGCCCACCTTCGCCACGGCGTGTGGAACAAAGCGCGCACATCGTTTGAAAGAAGCGGCGAGTTTGGGCATTTCGACGGAGTCGCGGCGGCATGCTACCTGTTGCGCCATGCATTGCGGGGCAAAAACCCGTTTCCCGTGCATGGTTTGGATGTTTCAGAGGATACGCACTTTATTCCTAAGCGTGCGGTCAATGGCGGCGATGTCGCAGAGGTGGTCGACATATTTCGGCCAAGACATAGGAGAAAGTAATGCCTATCAGTGGAGAAGTGCCCGGCAACCAAGAGTACTGGGCTGCTAAGCCGGATGACGAGTTTGCAAGCGACCTAAAGGACGCGATTATCCGGTATTATCGGCAAATGGACGCAACTGGCCGCACAGAGGTGTGGCGTCGCTCCGTTCGTACGTACTATGGCCTAGACGGTGAGGGCAGCTGGCGGAATAGCTCGGCGATCACCTATGGAGGGGAGCAGGGTGAGCTCGTCATGTTGCGGGTCAACCACTATCGCAACTTGATCCAGCACATGTTGACCATGACAACGTCGAGCCGCCCATCATTCTCTGCTCGAGCCATGAATGACGACCAACGCAGCCTGGTTCAGGCGCGCATCGCCGAGGGTCTTATTGATTACTACCTCGATGAGTACGATCTCGAGCACGACTCTGTGCGTGCCGTAGAGTATGCGCTGGTGTTTGGCGAGGGTTGGCTAAGCTTGACTTGGGATCCAAGCAAGGGCGATCAATACGGCGTTGAGCAGGTGCCTGTAATCGGCGACGACGGACTTGAGGTGTATGACGAAGCGAGCATGCCTGTCATGCGCGAGCGTATTGTGTACGCTGGAGACATCTCGGCATATGTTAGCGGGCCAATGGATGTCGTAAGGGACATTGCGCGCAGAGACAACGACCATGACTGGTTAGCCGTGCGCATGATGGTGAACCGCTATGATCTAATGGAGCAGTACCCAGATCATGCCGACGACATCGAGAACATGGAGTCAAAGCCAGCCGACAGCGAGGCGCTGCTTTTCGACTACGTCAACAGCTACGCCACCACGGACAGCAACGACATCGTCCCGGTCTACCACTTCTACCACAAGCCTACAGAGGCGCTGCCGGTGGGTCGATACGCCTGCATGATAGGTGACACGCTGCTGCACAGCGGTCCGATGCCGTACAGCGAGATTCCCATCTACCCGCTTATACCCAGCGTGCAGTTTAACACAAGCTCTGGCTACTCGGGGAACTGGGACTTGCTTGCGCTTTCTCAGGCAATGGACAGTCTCATCACGACTGCCATGACAAACCACGAAGCGTTTGGTGTACAAAACGTGCTGGTCCCTTACGGCTCGGACATCGACGTTACGGACCTGTCAGGCGGACTGCGCATGGTGCAGTACAACGCCGCAGCAGGAGCGCCTGAGCCGCTGCAGCTGCTGAGCGTCAGCTCGCACACGTATCAGATGATGGATCAAATTACGGGAATGATGGAGACGCTCTCGGGCGTAAACTCTGTAGCGCGAGGCAACCCCGAGAAGAACCTGGATAGCGGCGCTGCTTTGGCGTTGGTTCACTCGATGGCCATTCAGTACAACAACGGATTGCAGCGCGCCTATGGTCGCATGATGGAGCACGCCATTACGGGCCTTATTCGTATGCTGCAGCAGTACGCTAGCACGCCGCGACTTGCAGAGGTACTTGGCGCCAATCAGAGACCAAACCTAATTGAGTTCACAGGAGACGACATTGAGTCAGTTCGACGAATCAAAGTTGACCTATCGAGCCCGCTGCTTCGCACAGCCGCTGGACGGGTGCAGCTTGCAGATCGCTTGCTTGAGCGACAGGCAATCACTGCACAGCAGTACCTCGACGTCGTCGCTACGGGGCGCCTCAACCCAATCCTCGACGGACCAAGAGCCGAGCTCTCGCTTATCAAGAGCGAAAACGAGCTCCTTAACAAGGCCGTTCGGGTGCGGGCGACACCTCTAGACAATCACCGGCTGCACATCCAAGAACACAAGGTTATCCTTGCTGATCCTAACGTCCGCTTCAATGACGAGCTTACGTCGGTCATCCTTGACCACATTAAGGAGCACGTGAAGATGGCGCAAGAGCA